GGGTGTAGTCGATCACCCTGTTATGTATCTTCATTGGGGTGATGTGCTTGCTGTATAGAGGATGACATGATTATTCATCCAAAGGGTTTAGACCCTATCTAGTGACCTTCTCGGTTAATCTACGCTTAAGGCTGTATTGATAGCTTGATGTTAATCACTCTGTACTTTCCGAATACGGATCATCGTCACCATAAGGATATGAATTACCACGGTAGTTCTAGAGTTTATAAGATCGCTTTGCGTAGTCTGTCTGAAGTACATCGAACAGTTACTACATACATAACTACCAATTCAAGTTTAACTGGCAACTAACCTGATACGATCATAACGCCTATCAGGATACCGGACTTGTAAGGTCTGATACTGGGGACACTAACGCCCTGTGCTACCTCTGATCATTGTACCTGCGATACTTTGCACCACTAACAGAGACACTATGCCTAATCCAATTTAGGGCTTTCGGGAATGCACCAATTCCGTGGTGACGATTACAGTGTTGCAGTTGCCATGCCAAGTTTAGAATTATCTTAATAGTTCTATATAAAACAATAGGTTACAGTGATATACACACTTGGCATCAACATTGCAGGGATGTGACCAAATTGTCACATTATGACAAATAGTGACAAAAGTGTCACATTATGACAATTCCAGGACCATGCATGTATCACGCCAATGTGTATTCATTACTATAGTAGCTATTTGGATGTGGCACAGAGATTGCATATAGCAGGAACCATGCCAAGTACATGTACCGTTCATCTAAAAGGTTAATTGATACCAATGGTAGGGTACAAATAGATCGTGCCTTATATGGCCTTACAGGAGCTTACAGAGGTATCCTGGAGTTATCCACAGGTTATCCACAGAGTTATCCACAATCGGTATATAATCAATTAGTTACTTGAATACTGTGGTATGTGACATAAGATACATAGTGTAATACCCCTTTGTGACATACAGCACACAACACATAGCACATACAATATATAGTGGTCATATAATGTATACACCACTACATATAGTATCTAGGTCATAAAATGTACAGAGGTGATACATTGTATCTAGGTCATAAAAAGTACCGCGGTAAATAAAAATATAAATGATACACATTCGTATTCAGGGGCGGCAAGGGGGGTTCGGGGTGTTCTTCTTATGATGCATTAGACCTCAAGAATTTCCACAAAATTTTATAATTTTAATGTTGGTATAGTGTAGTAACACAGCTGCCTCCAAATCAGCAAATCAGGGTTCGATTCCTCGTACCTTCGCCAGTACAGCAGGGGCCATGCCTCTATGAGGCTCCACCAATTTCCTTAATCAAACAAAAGTAAAGGTAAAGTAATGTCAAGTTCAGATTCAATCAATGATAGGTTAGGAACAAAACCATCCTACACAGGAACAGCTGCAGATGTCAATATTGAATCAGATGCAACTAAGACTATCTACGGTACAGAGATCATTGAGATCATCCCTGTTGGTACTACAGGTGGGGCTACTATCCCATCCCCAGTGTGGTTATCAACTAAAGACTTAGTGGATGGCATGATTTACGCCAAGGGTGATTCAGTCACAAGTTCCACAGCATGGACGTTAATAGCGCATTACTCCTTTGATGGTGTTACCGAAATAACAACTAAGATAATTGCTACCGGCACAATCGCTGTAGCCACTGGTGCAGAAACAATCTCAGCTAACTTCAACCAATTTGACACCACAGCCGATGCTGTAGGCTTCAGTAAACTTATTCTAGAATATCCTTTTATTCAATTCAGCTTGGCGTTTGCAAGTGGTACAGCCGCAGGAACATGTGAGTGCAAAGCTAGCGTGGTACGTAGAAATGGCTAAATCCTCACTTACATCACCACAGCCAAGGGTATTAATCCTTGACCCTGTATCAGGTGGCTTTACTAAGACAGGGTTGAACTACGCTTCAACAGTAGCCTTCTATAGGTCTTGTAACTGTCATGTAGAGGAAGCAAATACTTATGTTGTTAATGCTACCGATACTATTTTCGATGATGATTGGGATTTAATTGTCGTTGTGCATATCGGCAGTACAGTAGCTCAATATACTCAATTGAATACAGTGTTAGGTTACTTCAGAGATACTAGTATCCCTGTGTTCATTGAAGGATCAACAAGCGTTAATCATGCAACAGCTCAACCAGTAACGGGTATTACTGGTAAATCTGCATTAGGTAAATTCACAGCAACAGAACTAGAGAACTGGGAAAGTCGTCAATCAGGTCTGATTACTTTCTACGCAGAAGCGCCAACGACGGATGATGGCTCAATCACAAAACACGCCAGTAATTCATCTAATACAATGCTGTGGTCTAAGACTGTTAATAGTCACCCGACACTGCAGATGTGTGGATATTCTAATTCGGCTCAAGGGGAAAATCGTCCGTGGCTAGGCGCTCAGTGGATGGTCGATCAGCAATCCGATATAACTCGAAAACAACAGTTAAAAGATAATATCCGAAAGCGTTATTGCTTACTAAGGTTTGATGGACTAGGTGATACGGTCACAAATGATTCGTATGTAGCTGGTCACTTAGATACTATTTATGCTTCATTACTTAACTTCGGAGTGAAAGAGGTTTGGCTTGCTACAATTTGGACGGCAGCAAACTCTTCAGATCTACCTGCAACAGATTTCCCTGCACCTGTTGCATGGTATGCCGCACGATCAGAAAATTCAGTAGGTGATGGCGAGCTATTTCGAGTTTTTAACCATGAAACAGATGTTGTGGATGGTATACGAACCTTTGATGGCAACACAGAAGGATGTACTTCTGATGGCGCAGCCTTCGATCAGTTTAAATCAGCTTCTTACTCTTATAAATTACAGTGTGATCAATTAACTGATGCTGGTTTTATCATTGGTACTGATGGGTACGGTAAAGATTATCCGAATGTTCAGAATGCAAACAATATGAATAATCCATCAGCTAAGTTTTTATCTGGCAGTGACGGCATATATGATACAGATGGATTCTACGGTGGTTTTGGTACTCATTTATGGGTTAATAGCGAAACGGATACGTACCCTACAGGTGAGACTAATGCTGTAATTATCCCACATTCTATACTGTGGTATGAGGGCAGAACGCTAGATGCCTCATCTCAAGACGCTACAAATCCCGGTGGCACTGTGGGTGTTGCTAGAACTTTCAGCGCCGCTTGTTTGAAGATGTTTATTAATGGTGGTTGTGTTTATTATCACGGTAATACTACAACAGGGTTAGGCTACTTTGCTGACTATTCAGATGAATACGGACAAATGTTCACCACATGCCCTGATATTTTATCTAGCGGTACATTTGAAGATATGCTAGCTGATTTAAAACTTGGTACTGGTATTTGGTTCGAAGGTTAATATATGGCAAAGCTAACATTAAATGATCACTCCTCTGGCTACCAATCAGCTGCTGCCCATAACAGCAACAACGATCAGATAGAGGCTGAGTTCCAAGATAAGGTTCTGTACAGAGATAATCCTGTAGGTGAACCTAATACAATGGAACAAGATCTGGATATGAACAGTAATCAGATCAAGAACCTTGATGCTCCTGTTAATAACAACGATGCTGCAAGACTTCAGGATATCACTGATGCTAGTTCTATTGGAACTAGTACAGGTGTATTAACATCAATTACAGACTCCGGTGGATACTACACATCAGATAATTCTGAAGGTGCTTTACAAGAGCTTGGCCCATTAGTAGCAGTAACCCCCGAGCTGGCTGCTACAACAGCTTATGCTGCTACTATTCTTGACGATGCGAATGCAAGTACAGCTCGTGATACATTAGGCATCCCTGCTGTTATTGATGCTGCTGTAAATAGAAAGAACTACATAATTAATCCTACCTTTGCTGTGAACCAGAGGGTTTTCGGTGGAGGTGCTTTAGCTGATACTGTGTACGGGTATGATCGTTGGAAGGCTAATGGCGTTAGTACATCACTAGCTTTATCAGGTATTGTATTAACAATTACAGGTACAGCTCTGGAACAAGTAATAGAAGATTTCGACTACACTGGAGATGTTACTGTTAGCTGGGTAGGTACTAGTACTGTTCAAGGTGTAAATACTTCTCCGTATACTTATACTAAATCAGCAGGTAATGATACTTTAACCTTTGAACCTGGGACTTTATCTGAAGTTAAGTTCGAGATCGGAGATACAGCTACACCTTTTGAATACCCTGATATAGGTACAGAGTTGTCTAAGTGCGAGAGGTATTATATTGAACTTACAATCACTCTTGTTACAGCTTCAAACTGGGGGAACAGCCACACTTATCCAACAACTATGAGAGCATCGCCCACTTTAACATTAACACCAGACAGCGGTACAGGTGGTACTGTAGCTGGAACAGCTCATCGCTTTACTCAGTCAGCGACTCATTCATCAACACAATCAGGGTTAGTCGAAGCGGATGCAGAACTATGAATATAGAGTCAGTAAAATTAACTCAAGATCAATTAAATTATATTGCTGTAGTTAACGGTAGAGCTCATACGATCCCTATCATTGAAGGCAATCGACATTACAAATTAGTACAGGAATGGATTGCTCAGGGAGGCACTGTCGATCCAGCTGATCCTCCTATTACTAATGCTGAGTTAGTCGATCTAGCTGGCCCTGTATTAGTTGCATTCTTGAAAGCATATGCTCAGAGAGAAGGTATTACATTAGCCCAATTAAAGAATGCTATTGTAGCTGAGATGTAATGCCTAGAGCTAAACTAACTCCTGATGACCAGATCAAGAAAGCAGCAGAGAAAGATCTATTAACCTTCATTAAGTTAGTAGCTCCTCATCGTGTACTAGGTGCTGTACATGAAGAACTTATTCGATGGTGGACTAGACGCAAGGGTAAAGATTATCAGCTAGCCTTGATCCCTCGTGCTCACCAGAAGAGTATGATGATGGCTTATCGTGTAGCTCATGCTATCACTAAAGATCCTTCTGTAACTATACTGTATATATCAAGTACAAGTAAACTTGCAGAGAAGCAGCTGAAGGCTATCAAAGATATCTTGATCTCACCTGTGTACAGGAAGTACTGGCCTGAGATGGTTAATAAAGATAAGGGTAAACGAGAGGCTTGGAACAATAATGAGATCAGTATTGACCATCCTAAACGAGCTAAAGAGGGTGTACGTGATCCTACGGTATTTACCGCTGGGCTTACAACTAGTATCACTGGGATGCATTGCGACATTGCTGTGCTTGATGATGTAGTTGTTAAAGAGAATGCTTACACTTCAGATGGTCGTTCAAAGGTTCAGACACAGTATTCATTACTGTCAAGTATCGAAAACCCTGATGCTAAAGAGTGGGTAGTAGGTACAAGATACCATGGTAAAGATCTTTATAATGATCTAATAGAAATGGAAGAAGAACTCTTTGATGATCAAGGTCAGCAGATAGGCTCTGAGGCTATGTACGAGACCTTCCAAAGAGAAGTAGAAGATCGTGGAGATGGTACAGGTGAATTCCTATGGCCTCGTCAACAACGTGCAGATGGGAAGTGGTTCGGTTTTGATATCAAGATACTTGCGCAAAAAAGAGCGAAGTACTTAGATAAGACACAGTACTACGCACAGTACTACAACAACCCTAATAATCCAGATGGATCAGTGATACAAAAGGAGTTCTTTCAGTACTACGACAAACGTTTCTTACGTCAAGAGTACGGTGATTGGTACTTCAAGGATAATAAATTAAATGTTTATGCTAGTATCGACTTTGCGTTTTCTCTTTCGAAAAAGGCTGATAGTACCTGTATTGTTGTTATTGGCGTTGATAGAAGCTCTAACATATACGTACTAGATATAGATCGCTTCAAGACAGATAAGATCTCAGAGTACTTCAAACATATCCGAGATCTTCATGTTGTCTGGGACTTCAAGAAGATCAGGGCTGAGGTTAACGTAGCTCAAGCTAGTATAGTTCGTGAACTTAAGGAACAGTACATAAAGTCCGAGGGGCTTTCTCTGAAGGTAGAGGATCATCGTCCTAACCGTCATCAAGGTACTAAGGTTGAACGTATTAATACTATCTTAGAACCTAGGTATGATAACCGAAGCATCTGGCATTACAAAGGTGGTTGGTGTCAGACATTAGAAGAAGAACTTATAATGGATAATCCTACCCATGATGATATCAAAGACTCTCTAGCTTCAGCAATAGAAATCAGTGTGCCCCCTAAAGGGCACTATCAAGGTGCTCAGCAAATGGAACGTAAAGTATTAACACATCCTAAATTTGGAGGTTGTAGGTTCAAGTGAGTAAAATAGGATCAGTTCTTATATGTGAATATTGCTCAGAAGAATATGCCTGTACCAGTAACAGACAGAAATACTGCTCTCAGACATGTGTGTATAGGAATGAATACAACAGTAATAGATTAGATTACAAATGGAGACTTGCTAAGCTAGTATCTATGGCTAAAGGAAGAGCTAAGGTTAAGAGTGTTCCTTTTAATTTAACTAAACAATACATCATCAGTTTATGGGACATTAATAAAGGATGTTGTTTGCTTACAGAACAGCCTTTCGATCTGCAAAAACAAGATATAAAAGGGCAGGTTAGTCCTGAAGCTCCTAGTATAGATCGCATCATACCTAGTTTAGGTTATGTTGAAGGTAACGTAAGACTTATAACTTATCATATGAATGTAGCTCTTGCTGACTTTGGCACTGGTGGCTTCGAGAAATTAATAAAGGCTTATACGAATGGTAGCTAAAGTACAACAGATACGGAGCTTACAAGATCCAGATGCAGTTGCTCAGACGATAGGTACACAGTACCAAGACTGGCACACTCAACGTGGGCCAAAGGTAGCTGAGTGGAAAGAACTTCGTAATTATATCTTTGCTACAGATACGCGTACAACATCTGTAGATGATAACACAGACTGGAAGAACTCAACTACTATTCCTAAGATCACACAGATCAGGGATAACCTTCATGCTAATTACAGAGCTGCATTGTTCAGTAATGATGATTGGTTACGTTGGGAAGGGTACTCAGAAGAAGCTGTTATTAAGACTAAACGTGATGCTATAGAGACGTACATCAAGAACAAGGTACGTACATCTGACTTCGAGCAAACAGTTGAGCAGCTCTTGTATGATTACATAGATTACGGTAATGCATTTGCTGAGGTTATCTTTGTTAATGAATCAAAGGTAGATCCTATAACTAAAGAAACAATAGCAGGATATATCGGGCCTAAGCTTGTACGTTTATCTCCATTAGATCAGGTGTTCAATCCTGCTGCCCCTAGCTATAAGTCTTCACCTAAGATCACTAGGTACATCAAGAGTATTGGTGAGCTTAATGAAGAGCTTCAGAGTCGTCCTGAGTTAAAGTACCTCCCAGAGGCTATTAAAAAGGCAGAGGATTACCGAGGAAGCTTATCTAGTTTCGATCTAGCTGATATAGATAAATCAGAAGGCTTCACAGTAGATGGTTTTGGTTCATTGTCACAGTACTACAGTTCAGGTTATGTAGAGATCTTAGAGTTCGAGGGAGATATATACGACCCTATCTCTGGTGAGTTCTTAAAAGACCATGTAATTACTGTCATAGATAGGAAGTGGATACTGCGTAAAGAGCCTAGCTCAAGCTGGCTAGGCGGTGGCACTAAGCTACATGTAGGCTGGAGAACTCGTCCAGATAATCTGTATGCAATGGGCCCACTTGATAACTTAGTAGGCTTACAGTACCGTGTCGATCATCTAGAGAATCTTAAAGCTGATGCTCTTGATATGACAATACATCCACCTATTAAAGTTATAGGCGATGTTCCTGTGTTCTCATGGGGGCCAAATGAAGTAATACAAGTACCAGATGCTGATGGCGATGTTGTACCTATGCCACCTAATATGGCAGCTTTATCTGTTAATAACGAAATACAGTACTTGATGTCTTTAATGGAAGAGATGGCTGGTGCTCCTAAAGAAGCTATGGGCATTCGTACTCCAGGTGAGAAGACGATGTTCGAAGTGCAGCAGTTACAGAATGCAGCTGGTAGGATCTTCCAAGATAAGATCTCTAGATTCGAGAAGTACTTCTTAGAAGAAGCTTTGAACAATATGCTAGAGACTGGCAGACGTAACTTAGATGGTGTTGATGTTGCCCGTGTGATGGATGATGATCTAGGTGTTGTAGAGTTCCTGAACTTAACTAGAGAAGATATAACTGCAGAAGGTAAGCTACGTCCCACTGGTGCAAGACACTTCGTTGCTCAAGCACAGTTCATGCAGAACTTAGTTGGTGTGTATGGATCACCGATAGCAGATATAGTTAAACCACATACATCAGGTATCAAGATGGCTCAAATGATTGAGGATATCTTTGGTATAGAACGTTTTGAATTAATGAAAGCTAACATAGCTGTAGTAGAACAAGCTGATGCAGCACGCTTAGCTCAAACATTACAAGACCAAGTTCAAGCTGAAAGTACAGTAGATACATTAGGAGATCAAGATGCCACAGAAGAAATCTAATCTAGAAAGACTAGCAGACCTCATACCAGGATTTCTAGGTGGTGATGCAGTCAAGGCTAAGAGAGAACGTAAGAAAGCTTTAGAAGAGGCTGCTGCTCTTAGAGCGCGTCCTCAGAAAGAAATGGATAAAGCTAAGAAAAAATGAAGCAAACATGGCTAACAGGTCTCTCTAAAGAACAGAAAGAGAAGTTCGAAAAAGAATTTAAAAACTCAAGACCAGTGCTTGAGCGTTTAATAGCAATCTGTAATGATAAATACAAGGCTGCAGATCATAGTGCTATCATGAAAGATAAATATGAAATGCCCTCGTGGTCTGAATATCAAGCGGATACAAACGGTACAAAACGTACCTTATTAATGATTATAAAACTATTGGAGATTTAAATGGCTGACCCCGCCACAGAAACATTATTTAATCAAGAGCAGACCCTAGCTCCTGTACCTTCCACTGAAGAAGTAAAACCTCAGGTAACTGTTGATCCTAACGCTCCCTTTGCAGACCTGCTGAAGAGTGTGACAACAGAAGATGGAAGGCAGAAGTATTCAGATGTTAACTCTGCGTTAGCAGCTTTACCTCACACACAGAAGCATATCTCCTCAATAGAGAAAGAGAACGCTGATTTGAGAGAGGAGCTAACTAAGCGGAAGGCTGCAGAAGAAGCACTTCAAACCTTCAAAGAGAGTCATGAGACAACTACGGCAACCCCCGTTGAAGTGGATTACTCGAAAGTAGCCGATTATGTTCGGCAAACAATAACAGAACAAGAGATCCAGAATACAGAAACACAGAATATTACTGACGTAGTTCTATCAATGAAAGAGAAGTACTCAGATAAGGCTGAAGAAGTATTCTACGCAAAGGCTCAGGAAGTAGGTTTGTCTGCAAAACAGATCAACGATCTAGCTAAGCAATCTCCTAGTGCTGCATTAAAACTTATCGGGGAGGCTTCACCGCAACCCATGAGTCATATGCAGAGTTCTGTAAACACCGAGACCCTGCCTGACGCTGCAGATACTACATCTGCAAAAGTACCTGAGTTCGCAACTACAAAAGACCTCACGAATGCTTGGCGTAATGCAGGGAAAACAGTCCAAAATAGAGAGAGTAACTAATGCATAATACTAGCAATACTACTGCGTTCATTGAAGCGCAACAGTACAGCCAGTTCATCTCTGAAAACCTTCACGACATGTTGTTGCCT